CACCAACAAGACCAAATCCATCTGCAGAAGACAACCTATTCCAAGAACCACCCTGACCAATGCTTGGGTCATAAACCAAATCAGTAGTTACTTCGGTAGCAGCGACACCAGTTGAGTAAGGAACGGCAAGCCACACCCTGCGGTTAACATAAGACACACTTATCTTGCTGCTGTAGTTGCTGTTAATGTATCCAAGTGGATACACAGCCTTGAGGTTCTGAAACAAGTCAACAACCGTGTTTCCGTTGTAATAAAACAATCCCTTAAACCCAACATAGAAATACACACCCTGTTCAGACGATGCAATATGAGTTGGTAAATCCACACCAAGATTAGACGACAACTCAACAACATTGTGGTCAGTCGAGTCATACCCAAACAAAACATAAATAGCCTGTGGCTTAAACACAACCAAGTGTCCGGCAACAACAGCAAGACCTGTTATGCCATCTCCACCACCGTTGAAATCAATATAATCTGCTTCAAGCCAATCTTCAGGCAAACCTTCGTGAGACCAACGCAGACGATTGGGATAAACAACACCATTTTCTTTTGTGTGTGCAACAAACATTTTGTTTGTGTGCTGAATAGTGTGTTCTGCTTTGGGAAAGTGTCCACCAACAGGACTTGCATAAGCCTGCCATGTTGGTCCACTTGCGGTCAAAGCAGTTGCATAAGTATTAGCAACTTCCCACTCATATGTTGCAACGCCGGCTTGTCCAGTCGTAATGTACATCGTCTTGCCCCACTGGGCAAGCGATGAACCACTTGTGCTTGCAGAAACAATAGGTGTACCAGAACCAAAATCCAAACGAGTAAAATCTGTTCCAGTACCCTGATAAACAGATGTTGCGGTAGTCAACATCAAATACTGTGAAGAACCCTTGAACCATGTAAGACGCTTCGGAGCCCAAGTACCAGACACACCAGTAGTGTTAATCTCCCTAAATGCTCCACGACTAAACAAACCACCACGAGGGTCAATCTCGACATTCAACATGTCGGGAGACTCGTTCTTGGACAACTGAAATTGGTCTGCCCGAAGGTTCAGACCACCAGTAAAATCGTCGTATCGTTCAATGACAATCTGTGACACTACAAAGTCCTACCAAGAGTCTGTAGCCAACGCTTCATCGTTGGATACTGTCTTCCACCAGACATAATAACTGGCTGTGCACTAGAAGCTTTCATCAAGTCTCGCTTAGCAATAGCCACACCTTCTTCAAAGGTGCCAAGATACATCGCAGCCAACTGAGCATCCTCTTGACGCTGATAAACACGAGCAAGAACAAAATACGGAAGGATTGCATGAAAGAATTCATCAAGGTCAATGTTCTCGGTAATGTCCGTTAGCCAGGTATAAACAGGATTACGAAATGCTCGCACAGTCATTGGATACACGATGTCTGGCTTAGCCCACAATTGTAACTTTTTGTCCCAAAAACTATAAAAATATGGTCGGCTAGGAACATCCAAGTTACCCAACCAAGTCTCCTCGGCCTGATTGTAATCAATCAAGGTAAGTCTTGCACCCTGAGTCGATGTGTCCACAACAGAAATGATTTCTCGAATATCCCCAATTGTAGATATTGTGTACTCACGCTGATTAGCAACAGTATTAAACGTATACGTTTCTTGCAGTATCGGCCAACGGCGTTCTAACGCATAAATGCGTTGGAACCCCTCCCGAGCAAACTGGTCAATAAGCGTATTAGACAAATCGGTTTCATCAAGGTCGGCCATATCCCGCACCTGCGAACGCAATGTCGTAAGCGTTATTGCCATTAAGCCTCACCCTTATTTCTCAAATGTCCGTAGCAAAAATCTGTCCCACGGGCTTTTGGACCCTCACATGTATCATCGTTTGCAGTGCAACGGTTACGCCCAATATAAGGGCCTGATGGAGCAGCAAGGCGTGCGCCTTCTGCATGGGCAAGACGGGAGTGCTTAGTAGTTGGCTCCCCGTATAAAGTATGAGCAAGTTTCGCCGATTGGTTCATACCAATAGGCAGAATTGTTACCTACTTCTTTTTAGGTTTCGAACCCTTGCCCTTGTATTTATAACTGTAATTACTAACTTCGCGTAGGTCATCGTAAACACCACGAGAAACACCACCAGGAGTTAACAACTGTCCAAAAAGCTTTCCGATAGAAGGCTTGTCGTCACCCCTGACTGTGTTTGTCTTGTAGTCAGCAATAGGATTCCTACGTCGAGCAAGGCTCTTGGCATTGTCTGATTTCTTCTTATCCATCACTGGCTTAGTCATACGAGCAGAATAAGCAGATTGAGCTTTAACCTTTTTTGCTGCCATTGATTTTGCTTGACCAGTCATTCTTTCACTGCTAGCTTTTGTTGCACGGCGTGCAGAATCAGTAGCTTTAGACTTCTTCATAATAGCCGATTTTGCCTGAGCAGTCATACGGTTACTCTGAGCCTTCTTAGCCTTCTCAGAAGCACCCTTTGGGTATTCAATTGATTTCTTCATAGCCATAATTACTTGCCTACCTTGTCTGAGTTTGGACGAACTTTGTAATTCTTATCTTGCTTAACTGGAACTGAACTTTGACCATACAAACCTGGTGCTGTAACAGTCCCAGACTTTGGAGTTGCACTTGCATGACTATCTAACTGAGGGTAATTGTAAGGCATTTTATTCTCCTAAAACTAAATAGATTTGGAAGGGTGGAGTGTGGCCTCCACCCCTCCGAATCAGATTACTTACGCTACTGCGCCGCCTGAGTTCAAGCGGTACAACTGGCATGTCGTGGTTGATGTAACAACACCAAGAAATGTTGCTGAAGTTGAGTCAAACACAACCATGTTTCCACCACCAGTAATCGTCCAACCAGTGTTGGTCGTCATGGTGTATTGGTATGCTGAAGCAAGGTTCACAATGTGGAACTCAAACGAAGTTCCAACTGCTTCATCTGTCAAAGCAGCAATTACAAGTGCTGCCGTTGGCAATGTGAAGGTTGTGTCTGCTACTGGTGTTCCAACAAACAACTTGCTCTCAAGTAGTTGTGCTGCTGTTGGTGTTGGTGCTGCGGTAACGGCTACTGCTGTTACCTTCTCACGTGCTGCAACGTATGTCTCCAAACGCTTGCGTGTGATGGCACCCTGTGTGTCATTTGCTAATAGTGGCATAATATTTCTCCTTGATTTCTAGTTGTTGAACTTAGGCTGTCTTAGCGGTCAGTTTGCCTTGCTTGGCACGGTTACGTACTGTCAAGTTGCCGTAGCACATGATGAGCGCATAGCGTGCATCTGTGTCTTCTGGCGAAATGAACGAGGTCTGTGAGAACCACTTGTCAGAGTGACCAACCAAAGTTAGGTACTTGCTGTTCAAGAAGAAGAACGTTCCTGCTGTGCAACCAGTGTCGTACATTACAGGAGCAGCCTTGAACAACAGGTTCTGGAATCCAGCATCTGCAGTCTTGGTGTCCGTGTAACGGAGGTTTGGTTGAAGCAATGCTTCGTACTTCTCAAACAAAGTCTGAGTTGTCAACAATGTGTCTGGGTGGTCATTGCCAACCGAAACAGTGTTGTACGCAGTTGCCATTTGAGCAAGAGTCAAAGCAGTTGCAGTGTTCTCTTCGTATGACTTCCACCATGTGTAGGTGTTTGAGTCGATTCCGCCAACGGTGTTGCCGGACTCAACCAAGTTGCCAAGGCCGTTCCAGTTCTTTGAGCTGTTGCCAGTTCCGTCACCGAAAAACATCGTGTTAAAACCTTCACGCATAGACTCTTCAGCCTGCATGATTTTTGCTTCCAACAAGTTGATGATTTCAGCATCACCATTGTTCTTGGCTTCTTCCATACCGCTGATAGAAATCGAAGCAGCGTATTGACGCCATTCAAACTCTGCAGCAGAGATGCCTTCTTGTGGAGTAAGCGCAATTGAGTCGTAACCAGAGTACGAACCAACAGTGTCGTTGAGTCCGTAGATGAGTGGTTCCACAATCTTCGTTCCGCCGTTAAGCATACGAATGCGGCCCTTTTCCATAAGGGTGTAGGTCAACGGACGTGCAGTGAATACGTTGTCCGTGAGGGTCTTGCGATAGTTCGCAAGAGTTGTTGTTAATAGATTGTCAAAGTTGCTATTCGCAGCCATGTGATTTTCTCCTTGGGTTAAGCGTTAAGCATGTTGACGCTTTGCAGCCTCAAATGCTTCTCGCAATGATGTAATTGGTTTTGCAGATACATCCGCACTGGCAGCTGAACCGCCACTACTCACAACTGAAGCCTGACGCTTGGTTTGCACAACCTTGGCACGGTCCTCTTCAGCCTTAGCTTGAAGTTGCCGAACACCCACAGATTGTTCATACACTCGGTCAAACGCCACTTGCTTGTAAACCGACTCTAAATCTGTACTTCCCAAAGCCAAAGCTTTGGCAACTACTTCGTTAGCATCGAAGTCTGCACCGTATCGTTTCGTCAACATCTCAACAGTCTTTTGCAACTCATCCATGGCTTTATCTTGTTCAAAAGCCATAACTCGTTGCTCTAACAGTCGGTACTGCTTCTCAACAGGGTCTGCATACAGTTCTTCATCCGAAGTTGACTGTGCTACACCGTAATGTTGTTTAAGCAGTTCTAAGGTCGCAGTAGGGTCCTTCTGCAAAGCTTCTTGCAGAGCACCACCAAATTGAACTTGTCGCCGTTGCTCACTGAGTTCCTGTGTCTTGCGGGTATAATCCGCTTGACGCTGGTATCCAGAAAGCGCCTCTTTAAGTGATACTTGAACTTCTTTACCATCAACTTGCACCGAAACGTATTTGTCGCCGTGCTCATCAACAGGAAGCAATTCAATTTCTCGCTCACTGAGACTCTCAATTTCTTCAATCGCTTCAGTTATTTGTCCTTCGGTTTCTGCCTCGGGGATAACTTCTTCTACTGATTCATTGCTTACTACTTCACTCATGGAGTCCTTTCAAGGGGTTGCTCTATAGTTATGGTTTTATCGTTACATTTGTGGAGGCATACCAGGTGGCATACCCTGTGGCATCTGAGGTGGCATGCCAGGAGGCATGCCGCCAACCTCAGGAGGCAAACCTTGAGGTGAAACTGGAGCAGGAGCCATCTGAGGCTGAATCACAAATGATTCCGCCGAACGAATACCAAAACCATCTCCAAGTACATAAGCAGCAAGCTTTGGCATGTCAATGATTCCAGCACCAGCAAAAGGAGCCATCGCATCTACGACCTGCATTGCCATCTGTCGCCTAAACGACTCGTTTTGCGGCTGAGTAGAACCAGCCTCAACCTCAAAGTCAAACTCACCCTGAACAGATGCACGGTCAAACGTCAACCATAACTGAGGTTGCACATTGCCGGACAAACGAACAACTTGTTCACCTTGCAAAAACTGCTGCGCAATCTGTACCAACTTCTTGGCAACATCTGCAATAGAACGCTCAACAATAGCCAACTTGTCAGCAGCACGAGAATTAGATGCATCCTGAATAATGCCAGCTTCCGTCGCTGTGCGACGAATCTCAGGAAGAGCACCACGTGCGTAATCAGAAATACCAGTAACACGGTTAATGTCATTGGTAATCAATTCAGACTGATTGTAAAACTCGGGAGGGTTAATAACAGCCGGCATTGGACCTACGACCGAAGAAATAGATTCT